GTCTCCAAGCTCGACACCGAGAGCATGCTGAAACGGGTTGAATCCATGTTCAGCGCCCTGCAGGCCGCGCAAGTGGTGGCGATGAACCCGACCGTGGCGCCAATTGCCGACACGATTGCGGCCGGCGCCGGCTTCAAGGACCAAGCCGGGCAAGACCCGAACCTGCCCGAACCGGCCGCGCCCATGGAACAAGTGCCACCAGTTCAAGCCATGAATGCACAACAAGAGCCGGGCATGGACCCGGCCATGACGCCCCAAGCACCTCCTGACAGCGCCACCGGGCTCGAAGGGATGCAGCAGGGCATTGAAACCGTGACGCCAGCCGACAACGGCCCGGCGATGCAGTAAACCAACCAGGAAATCACCATGAAAACCTACATCGGAACCAAGATCATCAATGCCAAGCCCATGACGCGGGCGGATTACAACTTTTTTCGAGGCTGGGTACTTCCTGCTGACGAGAACGGCAAGGACGACGGCTACCTTGTTGAATACACCGATGGCGGAAAACCCAACACAACATACGCAGGCTATGTGAGCTGGAGTCCAAAGGAGCAGTTCGACAACGCCTACCTTTCAATTGGCGATGTGTCTGGCCTGCCGCCGCACCAGCAGCGCGTGGTGGCCGAGAAGGCCGAACTTGATGACAAACGCTCCAAGCTGACCGCGTTCTACTCCACCGCATTGTTCCATGGACTGCCTGAGTCTGAGCAATCGCGGCTGCTGCGCCAGGGTGTGGCCATGCGGACCTACTCCGAAATCCTTGGTGAGCGCATCGCAGCATTCGCGCCGGTGGGAGCACAAGCATGAGCGCCGCTGACCAAGCCATCGAGCAAGAAATCCAATCCAAGGGCCTGACCGCCCCGCGCGTGACGCCTGCGGATATTGAGGCAAACATCGCCAGTGAGCATTACTTCACTGCTGGTGAAGGTATTGCCGGAGCACACGCTGAAGAATCGTGGTGCTATGAGTCATCCATTGATCTGTTGACCTTCTGCGTGCTGGTGCTGCGAAACGGCTTCACTGTGACCGGCGAAAGCGCCTGTGCCAGCCCCGAGAACTTCGATGCCGAGATTGGCAAGAAGATCGCCCGCGCCAATGCGGTGGCAAAAATATGGCCCCTCATGGGCTACGCACTCAAAGAACGCCTGTCAGCCTAACCCGACAACCAACCCAAAGAGAACCCACCATGACACTCGACATCAACGAAACCGACCTGGCCAACCTCACCGCCCAGGGCTACACCGAGCAGGACCTGAGCATGCTGGCCAAGTCCGAGATTGCCGCTTTGCTGGATGTGCCAGCAGAGGAAAGTGGAACTAGTTCCACCGACCCGCACGCCGACGCGGCTGCTGACCAGGATGCGGCTGACGTGGCCGCGGCTGCTGCCAATGCTGCCGTGGAGGCCGAAGCGGCTGCTGCTGCCCAGACCGCACAAGCCAATGCCCCGTTTGTGCCCCAGTACAGCGCCGAGGTGCCCGCCGATGCCAAGGAGCAGATTGCAGCGCTCAAGGGCGAGGACAGCACGGCTTTCAAGAAGCTGATGGACGGCGAGATTGACGCCGACGAATACAAGTTGGTGAAGGACCGCACCGAGGCCGCCATTGATGACCTGAAAACCAAGGCCATGGCCGCCAGCATCTTCGAGCAGGTCAATGCCCAGGCCGCAGAGCAGAACGCACGCGCCGAATGGTCACGCTCGGAAGCCGCTGCCTTCAATTCGTTCAAGGCCGAGGGGCTGGATTACAAGGCGAAACCGGCCCTGCTGGCTGCCTACAACACCAACCTGAAAGCCTTGGGCGCCGACCCCAAGAACGAGAACCGCGATGCCCCGTGGTTCCTGGCCGAGGCGCACCGGTTGACCAAGGATGACCTGGGTTTCACGCCGGCTGCAAAAAAACCTGCACCCACCCCCCGCAATGGGGTTGACCCATCTGAAATGCCGCCGACACTTCGTAGCGTACCTGTTGCAGCGACTGGTGCAGTCAATGCCGACGAGTTCGCCCACATGCGCAACCTCGAAGGTCTTGAACTGGAGCGGGCGCACGCAAGATTAACGAACGACCAACGTGATCGGTGGATGGCAGAGTGATGAAAGACAGCAATACGTGGTTCGGTGAGGTCCGTACTGGCGAGTCCATCGCCATTGGGGACGGCATCAAGCTGCGGGTTGAGGAAAAGTCCGGGCAACGCGCCCGGATTCGTCTGGACTTCACCAAGCCGACCAGCGTGCAGCGGATTTCGCCAGCAATGGCGACGTTTGCGAAGGCGGGCGTGAAGTAGGTAAAGGCCGAACGGGAGCCTTAATCCCGTCAGTTAGGCCGCGCAGTAGTGCAGCCCTGTGGAAATCTAAACAGGAGCATTATTGCCATGGCACAGACTAAATTTGGGGTCAACGACCCGCAAGAAGTGAAAAAATGGGGCACGGACCTTGCCGTCGCCATCAACCGTGAGAGCTATTTTTCCAGCTCCATGGCCAGCGAGAGCAAACGCGCTCGCACCCCGATTCAGGTCATCACCGACCTGGAAAAAGACGCCGGTCTGGAAGTCACCGTCGACCTGCTGATGCCCATGTCCATGGAGCCCGTGGTTCAGGCCAAGCTCGAAGGCCGCGGCGCCCCGCTGAAATACTTCACCGACAAGCTGCGCATCGACCAGGTGCGCGGTGCGGTTGGTGCGGGCGACCGCGTGACCAGCAAGGCGACGCTGCGCAACCTGCGTGAAGACGCCAAGATCGTGATGAAAGACTGGTGGGCTCGCCTGCAGGATGAATTGCACTTCATCTACCTGTCGGGCGGCTTTGGCAACTACGGCGGCACCGGCTATCTGTGGACCGCCGCCAACGCCATGTTCACCGTCAACGCGATCACGGCACCGGACAGCCAACACCTGATGTACGGCGGCAATGCCACGGCCAAGGGCGACATCGGCACCGATGACGGCTTCGATCTGCGCCTGATCGACCGCGCGGTGGCCAAGGCTGAAACCATGGGCGGCGACGGCACCAACGAGCTGAGCATGGTGCCGGTGAACGTGGACGGCAAGAAGTGCTATGTGGTGCTGTGCCACACCTTCCAGTATGACGCGATGAAGGCCAACGCCAGCACCGGCCAGTGGCTCGACATCCAGAAGGCCGCGGCTGCCGCTTCGGGCTCGAATGCGCTGCTGTTCAAGAACAGTGGCGGCATGTACGCCGACTGCGTGATCCACAAGCACCGCAACGTGATGCGTTTCAACGACTACGGCGGTGGTGCAGTCAAGGCCGCACGCGCGCTGTTCCTGGGTTCGCAAGCCGGTGAACTGGCCTACGGTTCGTCGGGTGGCATGGGCACCCGCTACCGCTGGACCGAAGTGATGACCGACCACGAAGACCAGGTGGAAATCGGCACCCACTGCATCATGGGTGTGAAGAAGTCCACCTACAAGAGCAAAGACGGTGCTGTGACCCGTGACTTCGGCGTGATTGCCCTGGACACCTACTGCGCTGACGTTGCCTGATAAGGCAGCAGGCCCTTTACCTGGCCTGCGCTTGTACAACCTCACAACTTCTTAGGAGCCTATCGTGGCAAAAACCCAAACCAAATGCTTCACCAATGCGAAGCCCCTTGTTCTCCCGTCCGAAGCCTATCCCGAGTGGACGGCTGTGGATGTGGAGTTCTCCGCTGCTGCCTATGCGGCCAATGACTACATCCAGCTTTGCACCCTGCCAGAAGGCTATAAGTGCCTGGACTGGGCGCTGGTATTCCCGGACATCGACACGGGCGTGGCTGCCATTGCCTGGTCACTTGGTGTGTCCAATGCCACCCTGGCCGTTCCGGTGTCTACCGACATCGGCTCGGAAGTCTGGGGTTCTGCGCTCACTGCCGGCCAAAGCAATGCTGTGGTGCGCAACGCCACCAGCGTTTGCGCGCAAGGCCAGGTCAAGGCCACCACCTTGCTCTCTGGCGACCGTGAAATCGTGCTCAAGTGCACCACGGCCGCCGCCACCTACGCCGGTTCCGGCAAGGTCGGCCAACTGTTGATGTTGCTGCAGGGTTGATTCTCTGGGTTGGTTCCGGGGCGGCTGTAACACGCTGCCCCGTTTTTGGTTCACAAGGAGATTCCCATGGCACTCGTACAAGCCTACCGGCGCAACAAGACCTACACCCACACGTTTGCTGATGCTGTGCTGGTGTTCAAACCGAATGAAACAGGCGATGTGGTGTGCGATGTGCAAGACCCGGACCATGTGGCCCGGCTGCTGTTGACGCCGACCGGCTTTCGCCTGTATGGCGAGCAGGCCGACGAACCGGCATCGCCGTTGCTGACGCAAAAGCTGGAACATGTTCCAGAAGGTGAGCCACAAACTGAGCCGAAAGACGATGCGGTCCTGGAACATGTTCCAGAAAATGCCTCGCCCTACGTCCTGAAAGACGAGGCCAGCGGCATCGAATTTGACCTGCGGCCCCTGGACGACGCGGCTTTACATGAATTTGCCAAGGCCAACGATGTCAAGGTGCATCCCAAGGCCAAGGGCAACACGATCCGCGACAAGATCGTTCAATCCTTCAAGGAGTAAACGACCATGACCGGCACCATTCTGGTTAAAGACGCCATCTGGCGTATCAGTGTCCTACTGCAGGATGTGAGCCCGCAATTTGCACGCTGGCCTGAAAAGGAAATCGTTAACTACTTGAATGATGCCCATCTGGCCATCACCAAGTTCCTGCCGGCCGCCAGTTCGCGCATTGATGCGATCAAGCTGGTACCTGGAACGCGACAAAGCATTGAAACCATTGCTGCAGCCAGCTGCAAGCCCGGTGATGGCTCAACGCCTGCCGTCCCTGTGCTGGGAACCCAGGTGCTTGATGTCATTCGCAACATGGGCGCCGATGGCTTGACGCCTGGCAACGCGATCCGCTTGCTTACCGATGGCCGCGAAGTGATGGATTCGCAGAACCCAGGCTGGCACGCGATCACGGGAACTGCCGTGACGGGCTACATGTACGACCCGCGCATGCCGCGCTACTTCTATGTGACGCCGGGTGTTCCAGCGACCCCTGACAAGTGGGCGGAAGTGGCCTACACCGCGCAGCCGATTGCGATTCCGAATACCGGCACCGCTGGCAGCGAGTTATACCTGGCCTCTGGCGATAGCACGACCAAGATCAGCGTAGCCGACGAGCACATTGACGACCTGGTGAACTACGCTTGTGCGCGTGCCTACATGAAGAACGCCACCTTCGCTGCCAATGGCCCGGCTGCTGCCAACTACACCGCCCTGTTCACAGGTTCGCTCAACGCCAAGGTCACAGCTCTGACCGGCAACAACCCGAACCTGCAGCGCCTGCCGTTTGCCCCTGAACCCATCGGCGCTGCATCGTGAAACTGACCGACCTGTTGCCCTACATCCTGCCCAAGGCCAAGGGCTGCCCGGAGGTGGTGGCGCTGTTCAATGCGCGCCTGGCCATCATCGAGTTGTGCCGAAAGTCATTGATCTGGCG